CTGTAATAATTAGTTTTATCTGGTCCATACATTTGCATTAGACCTTCGGATTTTAATCCAAGCCATTCAGCAAATCGTTTGCCAGTTTTAAATTCTTCTTTGACTGCTGTTTGCAATCTCCAAATATTGTTGTTTTCACAAATAAGATCTAATCTTTTTTTAACTGAGATCGCTGATTGTATTTTGTGATTAAAAATTCTTTTGCTTGATAATATCCAGCCTTCGCCAACTCCATCCCAAAGAGGAACAATGCCACCAGAAAGAATAGGCAGATTATTAAACAATAAAGTGAAAGATAAACCAGGTATTGCAAAGTCGATCCTATTTTCTGTAAAGCTTGCATCTATATCCATCAATTTATCGTTCATTCCAAATTCAATAATCTCTTCTCCATGATTTGTTGAATAAGGAACTATTTTATAACTAGCCATCTGATGTAACTAAAGTTGGATATATTGCTAAGACCGAACAAGGTAGAGGTTGATCTTGTTTTATAAATATAAATCCATCTGAGTTATAATCATCTCTAAATTCTATTTCTCTATCTCCAGCTAACAATGTATCAACTGGTGCTGATAAATTACTGGATGTTGTTCTAAAAGGAACTGTCTCTAAATCATTTAATGTTGGACCAACTTTAACACCAACTGTTTCAAATAATCTTAAAACAACTTTTGAAATTCTTTTTGTTTTACCTTGTGATGTGCCTTCAGCAGCTCCACCTTCAATTCTCATTGTCTGTAAAACACTATCGTAATTTAATCCAACACAAGCTGAAGTAACTGCTCTATCTAAAGTAATAGCACCAGAGCTTACAACTTTGTCAGCATGTACAGATCCATCAGCAAGAACAGAAACTGTTTGTCCTTCTAAATGTGAAAGACCAGATAATGTTGTTGTTGAAGATCCAGAGTAGGAGAGGTGGCTATCTAAAAATTTAAAATCTGTTGCTGATGTTTCATCAAAATCAAAATTTGAAAAACATTCTACATATCGTTTAGTTGCACCATTAATTGTTCTTTTAACAATAACCCACAATTCATCTTCAGTTAAATCTCCAGATATTGTTGCAATACTTTCACAAACAGAATTTCCATCTCCAAAAGATCCACCGAAAATATGTCTATGCCAAGCAACTACATTTTCAGATCGTTGATAAGTTAAACCAGCTAAAACTCCATCCTCTCTAACACACCAGATAATACTGTCTGGTTCTTGTTGAAAAGCCATTTGTGTTATTCCAGATTTTGTAACTGTATCATTTAGAATAGTTAAATCTGGTGCAACATAACCATCACTATCAAAGTTATATGCAAGCTCTCTAATTTTTCTCTTTGCTTTTTGTAAAAACAAAACTGCATTCCCAGCTGGAATAGCATCCACACCAGCAGATCCAAAAGAACTTTGTCTTTTAATCGTTACATTGGTTGGAGTGATACTTGCATCAGTTCCATCAGCAGAAACTGTAAATTCGCCTCCAGATGTTCCAACAATTAAAGTTCTTACTGCTTTTAAATATTGAATGGCATTAACCTGGTTAGAAGCAATTGTATAAATCATTGCATCATCAGCATTAGTACCAGTAGTAAAATTTTCGTAATCTCCAGCTTTTGAAAACCATAAAGTCTGAGGATTATTATTTGTATTTGCAAAAACTAATCTTTGTTCAAAGAATGAAACACAGCTTGGTCTATCATCTGCACCAGATATTGGTAAAGATGGAGATCCAGTAAATGAAACTGTTGCTAATGTCCAATTAGTGTGTCCAGTTCTACTTAACTTTCTTACATCATGATTAGGATGACATAAGTACATAACATCAGCAGACTGAGCAAATTTAATATCAAATAATTCTGCTTCTAAGTATGGAGATGAAATTTCATAAGCTACACCACTAGATAAAATTTGACCTTTGTCTTTATAAAATCTGATGTATTGATCTCCAAATTCTAAAATATAAGTTTGTTCAGTAGAGAACTCAAAAGGAATTAATCTACATTTTTTTGAACTATCTTTAACTTCAGAAATAAATTGTGTGCCAACTCTTCTAGTAGCAGCTCCTTGTGGATGAACTAAAAAGTTCTCCATAGTTTTAACTCCAGAAGAATATTTTTCAAAATCTGTTCTTCCATCTAGCTTGGCAGAAAATTCTCCAGAGACAAATGAGGTTAATGCTAAAGTTGTTCTTGGCATATCTTTTTAAAAATTTCTTGTTGAGTTAATCCTTGTTCATCTTTTTTACATTTAGTCTTAGGATCAATTTCACTTTCCTCAATAATTTCTACTAAAGCATATCGATAAACTTTACTGTCATCTCCCCATTGAAAATGAAGTAATGATTTTGGTTCATTGTATTTATCTATTAATCTTGGATCAAAAGATGCTGTTGTCATCTACAATCTTGCGTTAGTAAATTCGTTACTCTCAATTGTTCCTAAACTATTTTCTGTTGCATCAATAAATCTAGCTTCTCTTAATCTTTCATCAGCTCTTTCCATATAGTTCTTAGCTAATGTTGCATTGTTAGTTACTGCATAAGCAATATCTGCTGCTAATTGATGTGAAATACTTTCTTGTAAATAGGTGTCGTAATTATTTGGATCTGCATCTATAGCGATATAAATTAAATACAGAGTTCCTTCGTTTGATTTAATTTTTCTTCCTTCAACAGCATAATCTATATCACTTTCAATACTGTCGGTTACACCTGTATGAACTTTTAAAACTCTCAAGCAATCTGATGGTAAAGTATATTGAAAAGAATATTCAACAACTGGAGCTGTACTATCTTGAGCTAATTGAACTCTTTTAGTTAAACAGTTCCAAGCATGACCTCTAAATACTCTATTTCTTACTGGTTCATATCTTTGATTACAAAGTCTAGCATTTTTACTATCGTCAGTTAATGCTGAGATAGTTGATGCACCTAATAAGTTTAAAGCTGAATTACAAATATCTACTACTGATGCCATTATGTTTTCTCCACTATGATTTCTTTACAATGAAATCTGATTGCTAATTTTAATTGGTTTATTTCTTCATGATTTAATTTTGATAAAGCTTGTCTTGATAAGCTGTAGCCTTCTAAAATACATTCGCTGTAAGTATTAAATTCTTCTTTTTGTACTTGACCTAACAAGCACTCTGGTTGTGGACCATTGAAGGTGCACAAATATAAAATAACTATATATTTCATTAGTATTGCCTGGAGGATTTCTCCACCAGGCAAAAATGTTATTGATTACTCAACAGCATAGATAACTTGACATTTAATAGTACCAGTAGCTGTTCCACCACCAGTAGTTACTAAAACATCAGTTTCAGCTGTTTGTTCGTATGCAACACCATCGATAGCACCATCTTCAGACATGATAACTTTTCCAGCAGTAGCAGCAGCTGTTGCTGTTATATATCTGTCTGCATCAGCACTATCTCCAACTGCAAGAGTTACTCCAGATCCTAAAGCATCATGATGAATTACTACATCATAAACTTTTGCACCTTTTGGTAATCTCGCAACTGAGATGTCTGAGCCAGAAGCTAAAGAAGAAGCTTCATAGACATCGTATTGCACTCTTAATTTACCAGACCACTCGCCACTATCAGTATTAACTACTGGATCAGCTGTGATGTTAGTAAAGTTAGTACCTTTTACACTAGCCATATTACTATCCTCCTATTATGCTTCATGACATTGCACACTAACTACTTTTTCGTCTTCAAGTCTTGTGCTTCCCATAGTCATGCAAACATAAACCTGTAAAGCATAACCTTTGTCATTTCTTTCATCTATTCTAGTCATGATGTCTTGACCTAAAGCCAATTTCATAGCATCGTTAGTGAAAGCTAAGCACTCTCTTTTGCTTGAAGCAATCGATAGTCTGTTAGATACAATAAAGTTAAAGCCTAAGAATGAATTGATTTCTCCAGAAGCTAAAGCCTTAACTGTATTAAAGTCAGAGCTTGTTACTTCTGTTGTTCCTAACAAATTCGTAATTTGTTTTGGAGAGCAAACAAAACTTCTTGGCAAACTAGGATCTACATCAGCTAAGTCTAAGATTTCTTTAGTCTGTCTTAGTTTAGCGATTGTTAATCCATCTGTACCAGCTTCTGTAATTTTCTGTGCACTTGGAAGAGCAACAGCAGTTGAGCCTGTTTCTCCAGAGTACGCAGTTCCAGTTACAGCAGCGATTATTTCATCATCCATAGCTCTTCCCATTGCCATTGCAGCAGCTAGAGCATAGTTTGATGTAGGATCAATAAGAGTTCTGATCTTATCTTGGTTATCGATTAAGTCAGCCCACTCATAGTCCACCATACTGATTCTTCTTCTTGAATGTTCTGAGTCAATTTGAGGTGTATCAGAATGCCTTGAAACTCTTTTTACAGCTGTAACTGCTCCAAGTCTTTCAAAGTAAGCATGCTTGCCCACCACATTTTCAACATCAACAACATTTCTTAACAAAGAACCTTTTTGTTGTGATAGCATTTGTACATTGTTTGAGTACTGTTGTACGAATGCCTCTGTAATAGTTGAACTCATAATAAGTTCCTCCTATGTTGGTTGATTAAAGTTAATCGATTTGATTTTCCTCGTATGAGGATCTCGTCTTTAGATTTTAAGTCTCCAA